AAGATTGTGTTGCGTTCATTTCACCTCCATCATCTGCTGTTATTAACCAAGCTGGTAATGAAGTAACTAATATTACAACATGGAACACAGCACTAGCACGTTCAACATCTTATGCTGTTGCTGACTCAGGTTGGAAATACATGTTTGACAAGTACAACAACACATATCGTTGGGTTCCACTAAACGGTGATATCGCTGGTCTATGTGCATACACAGATAACGTGCGTGACCCATGGTACTCACCAGCAGGATACAATCGTGGCAATCTAAAGAATGTTGTTAAACTTGCATGGAATCCAGCACAAACATACAGAGATGCGTTGTATTCTTTAGGTATTAACCCAGTTGTTAATTTCCCAGGCAATGGCGTAATTCTGTATGGTGATAAGACTTTACAAGCAAAACCATCAGCATTTGACCGTATTAACGTTCGTAGATTGTTTATTGTTCTAGAAAAAGCAATTGCTAAAGCCGCTAAGTATTCATTGTTTGAATTCAATGATGCATTTACACAAGCCCAATTTGTTGCTTTGGTAGAACCATTCTTACGTGAAGTACAGGGCCGTCGTGGTGTTTATGACTTCCGAGTTGTTTGCGATTCAACAAATAATACTCCAGAGGTTATTGACGCTAATCAATTCATTGGTGACATTTATATCAAACCTGCTCGTTCTATCAACTTCATCCAGTTGAACTTCGTTGCTGTTCGTACAGGCGTAGACTTCTCTGAGATTGTAGGTAGTGCTGGTTAATCAGTAATAAATAGAAGAACACATAGGAGATAAGAATGGCATTCAACGTAACAGAATTTAGAGCAAACCTTGTAGGTGATGGTGCTCGTGGTAATCTGTTTCAGGTTACACTAGTATTCCCTACAGTTGCAAATTCGGCTGTTGCTGGACAAAAACTTTCTTTCATGGCAAGAACTTCTGAACTTCCTGGTTCACAAGTAAGTACATTACCTTTGTATTATTTTGGTCGTGAAATTAAGTTTCCTGGACAGCGTACATTCAATCAATGGACACTCAGAATCATTAATGATGAAGACTTTGTAATTCGTGATGGTTTTGAAACATGGATGAACGCAATCAACAGTCATGCGGGTAACGTAAGAGATCCTTCCGCAGTAGGATCAACAGGTTACTCTGTAGATGCAACAGTAGATCAATATGGTAAATCAGGCGATATAATCAAATCTTACAAGTTTGTAGGCATATTCCCAACAAATCTATCTGATATTTCATTAGATTGGGGTAATGATGCAATTGAAGAATTTGATGTCACTTTCGATTATCAATATTGGTCATCAGACACAACATCATAATTTTGAGAAGGAGACTTATAGTCTCTTTCAATATGTTTAATTTGAATTGATAAAGGAAAAAAATGGCCTTCTCACTTTTCGGGTTTTCAATTTCTAGGCAGGCTGCTGAAGACGAACAAAAAGTTCAGCAGTCTTTTGCCATGCCTACTAACGATGATGGTGCATTAACCATTACATCGGCTGCATACTATGGTACATACGTGGACTTAGATGGTACGGCAAAAAATGAAGTGGAACTCATTTCTCGTTATCGTGAAATGGCGATGCAACCTGAGGTTGAATCTGCTATTGATGATATCGTAAACGAAGCCATTGTACAAGATGATGATGGTAAGAATATCAAAATTATTCTAGATGATTTAGAACAACCACCAAAAATCAAAAAAGCAATCGAAGCAGAATTTAAAAATATTTTGCGTATGTTGAACTATAACAACATGGCACAAGATATTTTCAGACGTTATTATATTGATGGTCGTCTATTCTATCATATTATTGTAGACAGAGATAATCCAGTTGCTGGTATTCGTGAACTGCGATATGTAGACCCACGTAAGATACGTAAAGTACGTGAGATTAAAAAGAAAAAAGATGAGCGTTCTGGTGTCGATACCATTAACGTCATCAACGAATACTACATCTATAACGATAAAGCAATTTCTGGCTCACAATCAAACTACGGACCTGTGGGTGTACGTATCACTAAAGACTCTATCATAAACGTGAATAGCGGGCTTATGGACAGTCGTAGAGCGATTGTACTATCATACCTTCATAAAGCGATTAAACCGCTCAATCAGTTGCGTATGATTGAAGATGCAACTGTTATCTATCGTATCTCAAGAGCACCTGAAAGACGTATTTTTTACATTGACGTAGGTAACTTACCAAAACTCAAAGCAGAACAATACTTACGTGATATTATGGTTAAGTATAAGAATAAATTGGTATACGATGCTAACACAGGTGAAGTTCGTGATGATCGTAAATTCTTATCAATGATGGAAGACTTTTGGTTACCACGTAGAGAAGGTGGTAAAGGTACAGAGATTACTACATTACCTGGTGGACAAAACTTAGGTGAATTAGAAGATGTTAAGTATTTTGAAAAGAAACTTTACAAATCTCTTAATGTACCAATGTCTCGTTTAAATCCAGAACAATCAGGATTTTCAATTGGTCGTACATCAGAAATTACTCGTGATGAATTGAAATTTGATAAATTCATCCAACGTATGCGTAACAAGTTTACTGAATTATTTGATCAAGCATTACGTGTTCAATGTGTATTAAAAGGTATTTGTACAGCAGAAGAATTCAATGAATTCAAAGAATACATGCACTATGATTTCATTAAAGATAATAACTTTACTGAATTAAAAGATGCTGAATTGATGCGTGAACGTCTATCATTATTATCACAAGTTGATCCATATACTGGTCGTTATTTCTCAATGAATTGGATTCGCAGAACAGTATTGCGTTTAGATGACGATGAAATTGAAAGTATGGATAAAGAAATCCAAGAGGAAATCGAAGAAGGTAAAGTGCAAGATCCTGCAATGTTGATGCAACAAGCTCAACAAGCAATGAGTGCAGGTGAACCTGCATCAGCACCACCTGCAACAGAAGCACCACAACCACCAGCACAATCATCTGGTGATCTAAACTTAGGATAATAGTAATGAAAAGCATGTCTTCTTTTCTGAAACAAATTTCAGAATCAACTAAGAAATCAGGTATTAGTCATGCCCATCATCCACATTTGGGGCATTACACAATCAAAAAGATTTCAGATAAGCATTATGCATTATATGATAAAAGTGGTGATTTGAAAGTTACTATAGGTTCCAAAACTGAAGCTGGTGCTATAGAAATGTTAAGACATAAGGGCTATCATGTATCATAATATTAACCAATCATTTCAAACAGAACTCATATTTGAACGTGTCTCTGAAAATGATGGCCTAAACAAGTTTCGTGGTGAACTAAGTGAACTTGAAGTTTCTCGTTTATTGAATGGTGGTAAACATTTGAGCAAAGAAGATGAGGCCTCACATTCTACAGCAAAAACAATTTTAGGTCCAGAACACACACGCATCCAGCTTGCTAGAGCAAAAGAGATGGTTGACACATACAAAGCACATGCTCAGGCATTAGGATATGGTGGTAAAATTAAGAAAGTTATTCACACACATTTAGGTATTAATCCTAAAAGTGTTCCCGGTATATCCAGATCATATGATCAGAAAGAAAATCCTTCTGATGTTGTAGTCGAATGGGAAAAGAAACCAAAGAAAGCAAAAAATGGTTACCATGGACTATCTCTCAAATCAGCACTAACAAAACACGTAACGATGGCGAATCCTGGTATAGGAGAATTAGGAAACGATGTTGGTGTAGATTTATCTGGGATGGTCGACAAATCACACAAAGCATTTGCTAAAAAAGAAAATTTGTCACCGGTTGATAGCACACGTGATAGTCAATTACGTGATTCAGCAAAAGGTAAAACTGATCCTGAATTATATAATCGTGCCCAAACTGAAGCCACAAAATTACACAAGAGTATGCGTGATGCTTTAATGAAAAGATATCAAGAGATGTCAGGTACACCTGAAGGTCATGAAGAATTAAAAAAACATTTTTTCAAACATTTTTTACGTACATCTGAAAATAATGAAGTACCATACGTTAAACTAACAGGTACTGGTGGAGATAAAACTCCAACAGGAAAAATAAAAGAAGTACAGACGCACGTTGAAGAAGGTGATCATAGTCCACCAGTTCAGGCAGCCAAAGCAGCCAAAAAGTTTAGTTTTAAGCCTACTGGTAATAAAGGTTTCGATGTATATGCACATGATGATGATCATCCGGAAGGACGCAGAATCTTTAAATTTGATGTGAAACATAAAAGTTATCAAATGGGACAAGGTGTAGTATCAAAAATAACACCAGTCACTATTGATGATTGATAAATATTAAACAGTAACTTAGGAGTTAATACAATGAATACAAAAGCAATTATCGATTTCGCTCAAGACGAAGACGGTTCCGCATTTCGTGAGGCATTATATACAGAAATTCAACAGCGTGTACATGCACATATTGATGCTAAACGCCAAGAAATTGCACAGAATTTAATTGCTCAACAAGAAGTAGTGAGTAATGAAGAAGTTTAATCATTTTAGAGAAAATCGTAATACTATCAACAAAGAAGTAGATTCTTTGGTGCCTAGTGACTTACCTGAAGATATTACTTCTCTAGAGGAAACTCATACAATGCTTTCTGTTATACCATCAGAAAGACAAAATCATGCATATCAAAGAACACCACCACAAGTTCTTATTATGCGTAGAAAAACAGTTCGTCAATTTCCAAATGGACAAAATGTAGCGTTGTATTATATTGATAAATTGGATAAATATATTTCTATACCATACGAAGATTTGAAATGGGAAAAAGGTTCATCTGTTCAAGAAGAAATTGAACTTGAGGAAAGTGCTATCGATCATTTAAAAGATATCGTTGATAATCATTCAATGAAATCAATTAAACATAAAGATGGATCATCATCTAAGGTAGATGTGCAAACTGCTAACGCAATTATGAAAGTTCACGGTGCCTTAAATGATGAAAACAAAAAGAAGATTGAAGACATGATACACCATAGCAAAGAACACTTTGGTAAAGTGGTCACATTTGCTTGGAAACACGTTAAATAGGACTAACAAATGGCAAATAAATTTACATATCAAGTTCTAAGAGACACTACAACAGATACAGTTATCAAACTAACTGGTGTGTTTGATGGCTCAGGACAAGAAGCAAATAACACACGTATTCAAGCAAATACATTATATGGTGCTTTAGCAACTAACGGAAGTTTAGTAGCAAATACATTAGGTGGTTCTGCTAATACTCCACTATCATATTACGATTTACAGTTAACTGGATTAAAATACTACGTTAATATGCCTGTTGCTAATACTGGTTCTGGAATGGGAACGGTTGAGGTATTTTGGAACGGTGGTGGTGCAAGTGCGGCCGCACAATATGCAAACTCAGCAACAATTTTCCATCTAAACAACTCTGGTGAGTTTGGTTTAGGTGAGCAACTACCTTCTATTGTTAATAATGCAGTAAATTCACCTCCAGGTGATATTGGTGTTTATACAAGCGGGGCTGCCGCCAACTGCTCATACACATTAATTATTTCTTTACGTAAAAATAATGCAATGTATCAACGTGGTCAGTTCAACGATCCTGCCGCATTTAACTACGGCGCCTACAAAATTACTCCATAATATGCGTAATTTTATTGAAGCCGCACTATCAGGTAACTCTTTACAAGCAAAAGAGTTACTACAAGACAGAATTAAAGAACTTGTGTTTGAAAAAGCACAGGCTTTAAGACAAATAGTTATGGCTGAAATGTTTGATAACACGGAAGACGAGTTTGAAATTATCGAAGAAGAAGTTCTTGATGAAGCCGGAAACGTAATGAAATCTGGTAGAACAAAAGTTATTCGTGTTAGAATTCGCAATGGTAAAGTACAACGTAGAAAACGTTTATCTGCTGTACAAGGATATACGATTCGTGGTGGTAAAATGGTTCGTATGTCTCCACAAGAACGTAGACATAGAAAAATGGCGGCTAGACGTGCAAAGTTTAAAAGACGTGTTAAATTAAGACAGTCACTAAGAAAAAGAAAAATGTCGTTAAGACGCAGAAATGCAATGGGATTATAAATGAAACTCATTAAAGAAATTACAGAATCAGTAAACTATTTGGTAGAAGAAGAAGGTGGAAAGAAATCTCTTTTCATTGAAGGTCCTTTTCTAGTTGCTGAAACAAAAAATAAAAACGGTCGTTTATATAAGGCCGACACGATGAAAAAAGAAGTTCATCGTTATACAGAAGAATATATCAAAAAAAATCGTGCGTATGGTGAGTTAGGACATCCAGAATCACCAACTATCAATCTAGATAGAGTTTCACATATGATTACATCTCTACATCAAGAAGGTAATCAATGGATTGGTAAAGCAAAAATATTAGATACACCTATGGGTAACATTGCTAGACAAATTATGGAAGGCGGTGGACAATTAGGAGTATCATCGAGAGGCATGGGTTCACTGAAAAATGTTAACGGTGTTAATATTGTTCAGCCCGATTTTTATCTAGCCACAGCGGCGGATATTGTTGCTGACCCTTCTGCACCAGGTGCTTTCGTACAAGGTATTATGGAAGGTAAAGAATGGATGTTAGTAGATGGTGTTTGGACAGAGGTTCAATATGAAGAAGCAAGACAATTGGTACGTCAAGCGTCTGCAAAAGATATAGAACAAGTAAGTCTACGCATATTTGAAAACTTCATCAAAAAACTTTAATTATAAATATCCAATATAGAAAATAAGGAGATTTTCAAAATGGGAAAATTCAATCTGTCTGATGCCGCTAAAGCAGTATTATTAGGCGAGGACTCTAAATCAACATTTGATGCTAACATCAAAAGCAAACAATCACAGCGTGGTGGAGAAAAAGCACCTCACGGTGAAGTAGGTAAAGATAAACTATCTACATCTACAGTTTCTGGTCAACAAGATGCTGGTGAAATCGGTCAATCGCCTGAAGAAATTGGTGATAACTTACCTGATTACACAAAAGGTACACCTTCAGCAACTCCTCCTGGTGCAACACCTCCAGTTGGTAGCGAAAAAGATGGCGTAGGTATTACTAAGCCACAAGGTCAACCACAAGAAACTCAAGGTCGTAGCGAAATTAAAGATCCAAAAGAATATTCTGCTACATCGTATGAAGCAATTCGTGACCGTGTTAAGTATTCTGCTCCAGGTCAAACATTCGAAAAGAATCCAGGTGCTACATTCCAAACATACGGTGAAGATATCGAAGCAATGTTACAAGGCGAGAATCTTTCTGAAGAATTCAAAATTAAAGCCGCTACAATTTATGAAGCCGCTGTAGTTTCTCGTGTACAAGCAATTGCTGAAGAAGTTGAACAACAACTTTCTGAAGAATTCGAAACTGCTGTCGAAACAATCAAAGAAGAATTGGCATCTAAAGTCGATGAGTATTTGAACTATTTCACAGAAGAATGGATTAAAGAAAACGAAATCGCAATCGAAAAAGGTCTACGTGCTGAAATCGTAGAAGACTTTA